TTTAGATATTTTGTTGATCCGTTGCCTTTTAAACCTGTAGCGCGAGCGTAGTCGCCACTTACAAAATTTAAATTTGTCGGAGCTGGGCCAACCAAGGGCACTATGGCACCGGAGAGGGTGCGCGCTCCTGCCAAAATGCAAGCGGCTTTTATCGCGGTCCAGATGCCGTCAGATTTGCATCCGAGGATGAAATCCTCGTAAGAAAACTTTACGGAATCTTCCAAAGCTTGGCCGTCTGCCGTCTGGACAGCAGTGATGTAGGCTATCGCGTCAGAATCAATAAGTTCTCGAACCTTGTTCGGAATGCGCAGCGGGGAGAGTTGGCCGTAGAGGGGGCTAAGCATAGGTCAAGGACTCTTTGGAAGACCACGCGCCGACTGCGGATTGCTCCGAAGAGACATTGCCTGCGGCGTCGGTGGTGATGCGGTAGATGGTCCAGGCGGTGGCGTCCTCGGCGGGGCCGGTGGCGGGGTAGTCGGCCCAGGCGAGGCGGCCCATGTAGAGGGTGGTGCCATCGGTGGCGCTGAGTTGCAGGTAGTCGCTGGGGTCGCGGGGGCGGGCTATTCTAAAAACTTCGTTGTTGTGGTCTTTGCTGAAAAGGCGGCGGTCGGCCAAGTTGATGGCAAGGGAGCCTTGGGCCACTTGGGCGGCGGTGGGGACTCGGCCTGGGACCGTGCTGCGGAGGAGCTTGATGACCGTGGGCATTGGAGAAGTTTTAAGTTTTAAGAATTAAGTTTTAAGCAGTGGCCCCGTGGCGGCGGCGCGGGCTGGAACCGCACCGCCGCTGTGGGGGGAGGGAGCTGTTAGAAGCTGCCGCCGTCGATCTCGGTCTCGAGCGCGGAAACGCGGGAGGTGAGCGAGGTGGCTGCGGATTCGATGTTGCCTGCGCGGGACTCGAGGGCGTCGATGTCGCCTTCGTTGGTCGTCACACGGCCAGCCAGCGTGGTCGCTGCGGACTCGATGGCGTCGATGTCGGACTCGGCAGTCGTCACACGACCGGAGAGGGTCGTCGCGGCGGACTCGATGCTAGTGGCGCGGCTCTCCAACGCGGCAATGTCGCTCTCCACCTCGTCGAGGCGTGAGTCGGCGCTGGCGTTTTCGAGAGTGGTCACGCGGGCTTCGACTGCATCAATGTCGCCTTCGGCTGTGGTGACACGGCCTGCGAGGGTCGAGGCAGCACCTTCGATGCTGGTGGCGCGGGACTCAAGGGCGTTAATGTCGCTTTCAGCTGTGGTGACACGGCCATCAAGGGCTTGCTCGGCTGCGGTGGCGCGGTTGACCTCGGCGGTCAGGGCGCTGGAGGCGCTGTTGGCGAGGGAGGTGATCGCACCGTTGAGGTTGCTGTCGGCGGCCTCGAAGGCGGCGACCACTTCCGTCAACGAATCGAGCGAGCCGGGAGTGACATTGCTGAGAACATTGTCGATGCGGGTGCCGAGGGCGGCTTCCGCTGCGGTGGCGCGGTCGGCTTCACCGCTGATGCTCAAGTTCAGCGTGCTGACTTCCGAGGCGAGGTTTGCGTTTGTGGCAAAATGGCCCTCACCGGCGAGGACTTTGATTTGGTCGTCAAGACCGATCCAAAGTTTGTTGTCTACTTTTGAATAGGCCAACTCACCTACAGCAAGACTGGAGGGAGCGCCTGAGGCACCGGTTAAGCGGCGTTTGATGCGAAGGGTATTTGGCATGGTGTTTTGGGGGTGTTTGGTTGTTCTGCGGGGTTGTCCTAAAACTCACCGCCGTCCGCGTCGGAGGCGATGGGGAGGTAGGAAAGGGTGTCGGGGTCCCAACGGTGGGGGATGTTGGAATCTTGGGGAAAATAGATGCGGGCTACGGTGCCGGGGTTTGGGAAATCTTCGAGGGTCGGGAAGGCTTGAACATCGTCGAAGTCGTCTGGAATCATCGCGCCGGAGATTTGGCCCGATGAGTCGAGCTGCGGGATAGCGATATTCTGCGCTGCTCCGGAAAAGGGATTGAAAAAAACCTGCGACATTAAGTGTAGGGCGGGAATTTAATCTCGACGCTGCGGATCTCCGCGTTGTCGGCCGTGGGGGGATTTGCTCCAAAATAGGTATTAACGATTCGGGCTACAGAGGTGCCGTTGAAAGTGAAATCGACATAGCTTGTGTTGTTCGTCGCGGGGGATGTGAAACGAACATTTTCATACTTCGTGTAAGCGGGAGTGGGAAAACCTGTGCTCACCCGCAGAGCCCCATCTGGTGTGGCTTGGACGGGCTGGACAATTCCAGCGGTGTTGCGGGCGGCGATCTGGACGGTGGGGTTGCTCATGTCAGTAATTTAATTATCGGGAGGGGTGTCAATAGGGGGTTATTGGAAGCTGGCGGAGTAGCGTCGCACCTCGCCTTTGCGGAGCCAGGCGTCGTCCATTCTTTGCTGGAGGATGCCTTCGGCTCGGGCGAACTGGTAGGTGGCCTTGTCCATCTGGCCGTCCTCGGAGAGCGTTTCGGCGAGGGCGTAGAACTTGAGGTAGTCCGCGAGGAAGGCCGGGATGCGGTGGCGTAGCCAGAACTCCTCGGAGGTCGGGAGATTGCCGGTCGTGTCAGCGATGGCTTCGTAGCAATCGCCGGTGCTGTTGTAGTAAACGATGTCGCCAGCGGAGTAAGCGGTGGAGGAGTTGAAAGCGGTCGAAGTGAACTTCGGCTGAGGCAGCGAGAACTCGACCCAGACCGGCTCGCCCGCCGTGTAGCTGGTATCAGTGATAAGGATGCGGTCTTCGGTGACGACATGGCAAAAGGTCTTCGTGAGTGGCTGTGAACCGCATTCGTGAGGATTGCGGTCGTAGATTTTCAGCACCGTTCCGATAGGCTTCAGACCTTGCGCAACAAGCGGAATGTAGGGGAACTCATCCTCGGCGGCTTCATTCGCGCTGGTCTCAATGTAGGTCGCGGTCGTGCGGTCGTCCCACGCGACATTCACGGCGGTGTCGATATTCAGAAGATCGCCCGCAGCGTTCGTGGTGACGCGCTTGATTCGCCACACAGGGTCCGAAAATTGCGAGCCCTGCACAGCGCGGCCAATATAGGAGGTGGTTCCCACATAGTCGGACTCGTAGGTGTAGACGCCGGTCTGGAATCCATCGCCCGCAGGCGTGCGGGCCTCGGTCAAATAAACCTCGGGCCAATCAAAAAATGTCCAAGCCGTCGCGGCAGCGGTCGTCAAATACTCGGCGAGCGCTGTGGCTTGAGAGGCCATGAGCGGCTGCGCGGGGTCGATGCCCATGCGGGAGATCACGCCATCGCGGACGGTGCGGTAGGGAGTGGCCTTCATTGTGCGCCTCCTTGCTGCAAGGCGGGCAGGGTGCCTTGGCGGCCTATCTGGGCGTTTTGCTGTTGTTGGAGCTGGAAGTTGAAGCCCTTCATGCGGGCTTCAATCATGGTCCGGAAAATCTCGTCCTGCTGGATGCGCTGCTGGAGAGCGGGGTTTGCCTGGATGATGCCTTGGAGGACTTGGGCGCGGAGCTGGTGGTTTTGGCCTTCGGCGGGAAGTTCGGGCTCGGTGCCTGCGGCGATTTTCGTGAAGGCCAGTTGCTCTTCATTCGCCTCCATGGCGGCGGCGGGGCCGGGGTCGCGGACGAGCATTTCGGCAAGAACGGGATCGACGGCGCTCATGATGAATTTGATGAGCCCGGCGCGGTCGATGACTCCGGCGGTATCCATCGGCACGATGGCTTTGCTGATGTAGTCGAGCTTTGCGCCGAGGGCTTCGGCGTCGAGGTTGCGGGCATCCCAATCCACGATCAAATCGAACTTGCCTTGGATGCTTTCGCGGTCGGCTTGGAACGGGAGGGTTTGGCCACCGGAGACGCGGAGGATTTGGACGGGCAGCATGTATTGCTGCATCAGTTGATAGGTCTGGCCGATGATGGCTTTGAAATCGCGGAGCCAGCGGTCCACCGTGTGCTGCTGGACGAGGGCGACATAGTTGGGATCGACCCCCTCGCCTGCCATGCCGAAATATTCATTCACATCGCGGCGCACGGCGCGTTCGATTTCGATGGTGCCTTGGTCGAACGGCGGCGGTTGCATCCAGCCGATTTCGTTGGGGCGGCGCTCGGGGATTTGCACGGCGGGGCCGAGGATGATGTCGAGCTTGCCACGGTTGGCGGGCACGCGCATTGGGGGCAGGATGGCGATTCCGGCGCGGTCGGTGCGATAGTCGCGCTGGGTCTTGATCTCCGCCTGCATGGTGCTGACGATCTCGGGGATGCCTCGGGCTTCGATGAGGCAGCGGGTGACGCGCTCGCGGGGGAGTTCGATGAAAGGATATTCGCCGTGCGAGTAGGGGGAAATCTCCTCTTTGGCGAAGATGTCCACATTCGGGTGCATGACCCGGCACATGATTTTCGTCGCGCCGGTCTTCTCGTCGGTTTCCTTGGAATAGACATGCCAGATTTCCACCAGGTCGCGGTGGTCTTGCCAGAGGATGGAGTCGCGGCGGTTGGTGTTCTGGTGGGCGTAGATGGGCCAAAGGCTGGTGCCTTTGTAGTTCTCGGCCTTCTCGTAAAATTCGTAGGGGTAGCCTTCTGTGACGGTGCGCTCTTCCAGCTCCTCGCAAGTCACCATTTCGCGGCGGGCGATCCAGGGGGCGCGTTGGAGGTCGTAGGTGGCGGTGGGGAAAATAATGTCGTTGAAAGGTTCGAGGGCGGTCCACTCGGGCTTGCTCTCAAAGATGTAGGGCTCGGTGTATTCCACCGTGCCGCCTTCGCGGAGCTTGCGGACATTGGCGGCGGTGCCGGTGCCGGGGGCGAATTGCTCGGCGAGTTCGATGGCGATTTCTTCTTGGAGCGGATCGAGGATCGCGCCGATGAGCATGGCGAGCGGCGAGGCGGGGTCGCCCTGCTCTTGGGCCATGACGATGAGGTCTTCGAGGCTGACGCTCTTCTGCTCAATGCGTGTCGTCGTTTTCCAAAACACGCCCATGATGGCGAGGCCGTAGGTGGCGCGGATATTGAGGGCGAGTTCGAGTTCGCGGCGGAGGTCGGAGGCGCAGTGGGTGAAGAGCATCCACTTCAACACGGCCTCGGCGGCGGTGCGGGATAGGGCGTCGGAGGATTCGACCGGCATCATTTGCAAGCGGGCGGCAAAGGTGGCGGTGAGGCAGAGCTGGGCCTCGCGGTTGCAGACGAGATCGGCGAGGCGGATGCGGCAATCACTCGAACCGGACCAGGGGAAAACATTTTTCCCGTAATTCTCAGGCCACTTTTTGCCGTCGGAAGATTGGCCATCCCACAGAGCCATGCGGGTGTCGTAGTTCCGCGAGCGGAGGGTCGAGAACCAGCCGCCATCAGTGGCCGCTTCGGTGAGCTGGCCGATCCAGTATTTGGTGTCCCGAGTTTCCTCGGCGGAGTCTTTAATCATGCGGTGCGGAGTCCGGGCATGAGGATGGCGAACTTCCCGGTGCCGCCGCATTTGACGACGCATTGGGGGAAGTTGCGTTTGAACCACGCGATGAAATCGGAGTCGCGCCAGCAGCCGGGCACTTTCCAATTCCAGAAGTGATAAATTTGGGGGTCAACGGAGAGGGTCAAAGCGCCCACGCCTTCGATGGAGCGGAGGTCTTGCTTGGCGTGGTCGGCGGCGATGGCGTGCTGGCGGGCGTCGGCCTGCACGGCGCGGGAGTTCCACTGCGAGAAGAGTTCCGATTTCGCTCCTTCGGCGAGGTCGCCGGGGAGGTCGCTGAGGGCTTCTTTGAGGATTTCCATTGTCAAAAAGGGGAGCCCGGTTGCCGGTGGCCTGTCCCGAGACGAGGGGCCACCGGCAAGGGCTGGGGGGCGGGTGTTACGCGGTGGCCGCGAATTTTCCGAGGACTTGGGGGTTGCTGACGGCTACGCCGAAGATGGCGTCGCAGAAGCCACGGCGTCCACCGCCGCGATCTTCAAGCTCTTCCATGCGAGGTTTCCTATTGAAGCCGATGGAAACGAGGTCCATGTCGAGCACATAGCCACGGGCTGCCGAGACGGCGGCTGCCGCGCCATGAGCGAGGTAGGTCGAAACATGCAATGAGAGAATTCCAAAATCTCCCTCATACAGGTCGATAGTGTTCACGATTTTTTTGTCTTCCACATTGCTGCCGAAGGTGCGCACGGAGGACATGACATTTGTCGAGCCCGCTTGGGTGCGGATGAAGTTGGTGAACGCACGCTTGAGGCTGGTGCCGCAAACGAGGTCGTAGTTGCGACGAGCGCGGCGGACCTTGAAGATGCTTTCCAACACATCAATGACATTGTTCTCGGTGAGAGAAGCAGTGGCGGTGGTGTTGATCGACGCGGCAGGGGTGCGGAACGCGGCGGGAACGGCTGTGGCTGTGTCGGCCTGCGCGGTGGCTTTGACCCACTCGCCGATTCCGCGAGTCTTGTAGGGGTTCGATCCGGACTGCACCTGGCTGTCGTTGTCGGAGCCCATGATGCTCTCGATGTCGATTTTCAATTCGACGAGGGCTTTGGCAGCGGCCTTGTTGAAGGCTTGCTTTTTGCCAACGCCTGCGAGGTCGGCGACATTCTCAACGAGATCGTCAACCTGGAAGCTGCGGCGGACTTTTTGGATGCGGCCCGAGAGGAGTTCGCGGTTGGCGTGCTGGTCGTCGAAGCTGGAGACATCATCGTTGGCGAGGACGCCAGCGGTTTGCGGGTCGTTGTAGCGGTCGGCGGGCCAGGAAAATAAAACATTCGTAGGCTCTTTTGATTTCTTGCAGAGGCTGAACAGGGGTGTGTCGCCGGGTTCGATGAGGACCATCGCGTCGGACAAGTCCTCGCGTTGGCCTTTGACTGTGGTGATGGGGGTAGCTGGCATAGTGGTGGTTTGGGGGTTTTAAGTTTTGGGGTTTGGTTTAGTTGAAAAGTGAGGCGACGAAATTCTCGGCGGCATCACGGTTTCCTGACTTCTTCAACACTTCGAGCGGGTCGGCTTTGGACTTGGTTTTTGGGGCGGCTGAGGGGCTGACAACCTTGGGAGCGACGGCGGGTTTCGCGGGAGCGGCTGCGGCGGGACGGGCCTTTGCCGTAGCGGATTTTTTGGCCATGGCCTCGGCTTGCTGGAAGCGGAGGGCTTGGCCGCGAATGGCGTCGCCGATGATGAGTTCGAGATTCGGGAGCTTGGCGATGCCGGGATAAGCTTGCAGCGTGGTGAGCATCATCTTGCGGGCCGGGGAGTCGTCTTGGAAAAGCTCGGGATAAACTTGCCGGGCTTCTTGCTGGAAGGTCTCGCGCTGGGCGAGGTAGTTCCGGCGGGCGGGCTCGGCCTTGAGGATTTGGCGGGCGACTCGCAGGCGCTCTTGAAGCTCTTGCTTCGTGAACTTGCGGGTGCTGCCGTCTCCCATGGGCACTTCCACTTCGCCTTCCATGTCGGCCTTGGCAATGAGGTCGGGCACATTGTCGAGGACGGTGTTGGCGGCGGCGAGGCGGCTTTCGAGGATTTCGGCGGTGGTGACATCGGCGAGGGGGTCGCTGGCGTCTTGCACCACGATGGGCTGGGCTTTTGTGAGCGCATCCCGCGCGGCGGCGAGTTCGGCTTGGAGGGTGGTGGCTTGCTCCTCGGCGCTTTTGGCGCGGGCGGTGAGCTTGTCCACACGCTTGGTGAGTTTCCTCACGGCGGCGGGCTCGGCCTCTACGGTCTCCTCGTCGGGGTCTTCGTCGTCGGTGGCGTCGTCGGTTTCCTCGGGCTCGTCGTCTGCTTCGTCGGACGGATCAGACGAGTCGGACGAATCTTCGGGGGAATCTTCGGTCTCGGTTTCTTCGGTTGGGGTGTTGTCAGGCGTCTCATCCGCGATTGCTTCCTGGTCGGCTTCGGGGGCCGCCGGAGATGTCTCATCCACGGTGGGGAGGGTGACTCCCAGCGCGTCGATGACTTCGCCGATGCTGAATGCTGATTCTGTCTGGTCCATGGTTTGTGGTGCGTCCAAGTCGCGGTGTCAGAACTGAGGTTTTATGCGGCTCCGCACGGTTTCCACGGAGTTCGCGGCGAGCAGTTCAGCCCTCGCTTGCGAAAGGAAATGCCTGCGAAATGAAGGGAGCGGAAGGGGGTGCTGGCGCAACGGGCGCTAACGGGAGCTAATGGGTGCTAACGGGGGTTAAAAAGATTGCAGAAAAGATTAACCACAGAGGACACAGAGGACACGGAGAGGAGGAAGAAAGAGGGAGTGGGACTCGCGGGAGCGAGCGAGTCAAAGGACACGGAGAGGGATCAATTCGTTGACGCCAACGAAATGATTATTTCTTCGCTAGGAAAGCCTCGGAGCGGGTGCGCTCGATTTCTTCGCGGAGGGTGCGGAGGGCTTCCAACCCACCGGCGCTGTGGGCGAGGAGGCCGGGGTTCTGCGCGGTCTGTGGCATGCAGGTGATCTCGGCGGCGTCCTCGATGGCGTCGGTGATTTTTGCGATGACGCTGCGGAACCAAAGTTCCTCGGGCGGCACGCACCAGGCGGCTTGCAAGTCTTCGGCGCTCATCAAAAGGGAATGTCGGGAGACTCGGGGAGCGAGGCGGAATGAGGTTCGG